TTAATAACGAATTTTCAGATAAGATACAGCTTGAACATTCAGGAGACATTAAAGTAAATATAAATATAAATGAAATATGAAAGAAATCAATACTGATTTTGACATACCTACAAAATTCAAGCCTATTCTTAAAACTGACAAAAAATATATTATTTTGCGTGGCGGTCGTGGATCTGGTAAATCATGGCAAGCAGCAGATTACACAATTATCAATTCTTTAAAAGAAAAAAAGCGCATTCTTTGCGGTCGTGAGATACAAAATTCAATAAAGCAATCAGTACATAAACTTATATGTGATAGAATAGAAACACATAAGCTGAATGATTTATTTAAAATAACTGATAATTCAATAAAAGTTTACAATGGTTCTGAGTATATTTTCATAGGTTTTCACAGAAATATTGATAGTGTCAAATCTTGCGAGGGTGTTGACATATTCTGGGGAGAGGAAGCACAAAGCTTCTCACAAAATAGTTTAGATGTTTTAATACCAACAATAAGAAAACCAGACAGTAAATTAATATTTACGTATAATCCCACTAATGAAGACGATCCCATACATAAAAAATTTACATTAACAGATAGAAATGATACATTAAATATATTAGCTAATTATTCAGATAATCCATTTTTCCCTGATGTTCTTAGAGCTGAATTAGAATATGACAAGCAATATGATTATGACAAGTATCTGCATATATGGGAAGGTCAATGTGTAGCTCACTCTGAAGATCAAGTATTTTACGGTAAGTGGGAAATATCAGATTTTGAAGCTCCTGAAGACGTAACTTTTTATCATGGTTTAGACTTTGGATATTCAAACGATCCAACGGCTGCTGTAAGATGTTTTGTAAAAGATGATTGCTTATATATTGATAAAGAAAGCTTTAAAATTAAATTAGAGATAACTGATACAGCCAAATACATAACAAATGATATACCAACGATTAGCAAACATCATATTATAGCAGATAGTGCAAGACCTGAAACTATAAGTCATTTACGCAATATTAACGGAATGAATATTTCAGGTGCTAAAAAAGGGGCTGGCTCTGTAATTGACGGTATACAGAAAATTAGAGGATTCAAAAAAATATTTATACATGAATCTTGTAAGGAAACTATTACAGAATTTAGATTATACAAATGGAAACGAAACACACAAACAGCAGTATTATTAAATGATCCTGAAGATAAACATAATCATATTATAGACGCTTTACGCTACTCACTTGAAAAATATAATAAATCAAACTGGACGGTTCATCAGTGGTAAATAAAATAGAATTATCAGATAAGAACTTTTACATATGGGATCAAGAAGAAAAGCTGAATAATGAAAGTATCGAAAGTTATATACAATCATATTTATCAGGAAACGAATTAAAAAGAATAACAGTATATAATGATTATTATGGCGGTGACAATACCGAAATATTAAAGTATCATAAAGACCGGAAAAACAGACGGGTAACACCTAATAATTGTATTCCTACAGGATACTATTCTACTATTATCGATACTATGGCAGGATTCATGTTTTCTAATATTCAGTATACGAGTGAACAAGAATCTGATGAAAATTTTATTGAATCATTAAATGCAGTATTAGACAATAACAATTCAGATGTAAAAGACATGGAAAGCGGTGTAAATGCCCTTGCATATAACAAAGCTATTGAATTGGTCTATACAGTAGGTGATTCAGTAAATAAACCTGAAATTAAATTCACTTCGATAGATCCACGTCAAATGTTGCTTATTTATAATGATGATATTGAACCGTTGTTATTATGTGGTATTAGAATAACACTTTCAAATAATAAAGATTATGATTATATGATAGATGTTATTTATAAAGACGAATGGCAATATTATTATTTAAAAAATGGGAAGTTGTCATCACGAAAAGAAAGTAAAACGTTATTATTTTCGGAATGTCCTGTCATAGTTTACAGAGCTGAAATCTTGACAGATAAAAGTCCGTTTAATATCGTTATTCCGTATATTGTAGCACTTGACAATGTGGTAACTGGAAATAGTGACGACATTGACAAATTAACAGACGCTATTTTAATATTGACGAAAATGCTTGATGCTGACACTTTAAAGAATCTCAAAGAGCTTAAAGCCATATCTGGAATGGATGAAAAAGACAGAGTTGAATATGTCGAAAAAAATAACAGTCCTGAGTTTAGACAATACGTTTCTAAGCTGCTTATAAATGAAATACACAAACATTCTCATGTGGTAGACTGGTATAATCCAGACAGTGGAATATCAGGAGATGCAAGCGCCAAGGCTTTAAGAACCCGATTATTCGATATGTCAATGTATTCTAAACGATTAGAGAAAGTATACATCAAAGGACTTAAAAAGCGTATTAAACTAATTGCTGAAATGATGAAAATTACAGATCAAGGATATGGAAATATAAGCATAAAATTAAATAGAGAGATACCATCTGAATTTTTAGACCTTGCACCTGTATTAAATAATCTTGAATTTATTTCGACACCAAGTAAACTTGAAATGCTCGGAATGAATGTTGAAAAAGAAATTAAAAAACTTGATGAAGAAAAAACAGCAAATGTGGCACGGTTTATGCAAGAGTCAAGAGTGACAGACGGTGTGACAAATGAAGAGGATGATAATTAAAAACTGACTGCTCAAATAAAAATCAAATGGGCAATCCATAATGTCCTCCTTAATCAAATTTGATTTTATAGTTTGGTAGTATTTTTTTAATTGGTTCATCAATAGCGCAATTAATGGGTAGAGAATATAAGTTTCCATAGGTGTCAGCAATTATATGATACACACATTCATCATATTTTTGGCATAAGAAACCATCTATGTCAATAAATAATCTGTCAGGTTCAACATCTTCTAATGTCGGGTTTTTTATACTTTCTTTTTCTTTTTCAATAAATTCAATCATAATAGTCTCCTTACTTTTTATTTCAATATACATAACAATCAAATAAATGTCAAGTAAAAAAAGGAAAAAATGTCATTTAAATCATTTCAAGAATTAGGGTATGACTTAACCGATGCAGAAATAAAAGCATACGAAAAACAGATAGTACAATCATATCAAACAGTATTAAAAGAGCTTAAAGACAGCATTGAAAAAAGTTACTCTGTATTAGCAGGAATAACACCCGAAAACGGAAACTACTACAATGAATTTCTTAAACATGGACGTAAAGAAAAACTATTCATTGAAATAACTAAACAATACAATGATCTTTATAAACAACTTAATAGCACAGTTTCAAATGCTTCTAAAATTGCAATCACTAACAACTATTATAGACAGCTATATTCAAAATCATGGTTAGCTGAAGAACTTAAATTTATTGTTATTCCTGAATCGATAGTTGAATTATCTGTTTACGGTTCTGATACAGCATGGAAGGAAATTACAAAAAGTATAGCTGAAAAATTCGGGAAAGATCAATATAAAGCTCCTTATGGTACTTTATCAGATTTATTACAAAATAACAAAGTTGATGAATTAAAAAAGATACAGACTTTAATAAGTCAGGGGTTACAAGCTGGTAAAAGTGCGAAAGATTTAGTAAAAGACTTATCTTCTATTATCGGTGGCATATCAGAAAAAGAAGCGAGTGGTTTTATTTCAAATGCAATGAGGATATTAAGAACTGAAACTAATAGAACTATGAACGACGCTGCATTCGCAAGTGCGAAAGCTGCAGAATCGCAAGGAATAAATATTAAAAAAATGTGGTCGGCAACACTTGACAGTGGTACAAGACCTATACACGGACAACTTGACGGACAAATAAGGGAACTCGATTCACCTTTTAATGGCGGCGGTTATGAAGTACAACGCCCCGGAACTTTCCCTTCAGCAGGTCAAAATATAAATTGCAGATGTACGACAGTTGACATTATAGATGATACTTTACCAACCGCAAGACGTGGAAGAAATCCTGTAACTGGTGAAAATGAAGTATTTGATTATACTGACTTTACAGACTGGGCAGAAAGTAACGGATTAGCATATAATAAGTCTGGTAGACTTGTTAAAATATAAAGGATATTTAAATGAAAGAAGAAATAAAAAAATTAGTTATAGATCGCTTAAGAGAAGAAAAAGATTTTACTGCTTTAAGTGTTAAGAATGTTATAGGCGATAATAAATTTATTGGTTATCCAGTTATAATATATATTAATGAAGGTGTTGATTTAATAATTAGCGAAGAAGTTTTTTATTCCAATTTTGATGAATACATAGACAAGGAAAATTCAAATAAAGATTGGATTGAACTAAAATATAAAGGAGATTAAAAATGGAAACAGATAAAAATCTGGATCAGGCTATACAGCAGGATACGGGAACAGAAGCTCCGAAGGGTGAAAACCAGTCAAACGATTTAGAATCAAGATTAGCAGAATTAGAAAAAAGATATAAGTCTGAAATATCAGGACTTAACAGAAAAATTTCTGATACTGAGAAAGAAAAACAGGCTCTTGATAAAAAGGTTAGAGAATCTGAACTTGAAAAATTAAGTGACAAAGAGAGAGCCGAAGAAGAAATAAGAATAGCAAAAGAAAATATTGCAGAACTTAAAAAAACAGAAATGGAATTTATAACAAAAGACAGATTAAACAATTTAGGATTATCAAAGGAATCAGTATCAAAATTGATTGAGATTGTAAAAGGTAATGATGAATCAGAAATTGACAAAATAGTTGAAATATTAGGATCTGTCATAAATGCAGAATCAGAAATAAGAAAAGAAAAAACTATAAATCAAGCTCTTGGTGGTACAGCTCCAAAAATTGGACTTACTACAAATGCTAATAGTTTACAAACTTATTATGATAACGCAAAATCAAAAGGCGACACGGCTTTGATGGTGAGTATTAAAAGACAAGCCGGCAATGAAGGAATAAACATAATTTAAAAGAGGTAACAATATGGGATCTACAAGCGCAGTAGCGCAAAGTTATAATGACACTAACGTCTTAGGCGAAGTGCTTCAGATTGGAGCAACAAGAAACACCGGGCAGTTTCTATCTGCTATTTCAGCAAATGGAACTAAAAGAGTAAATTCTCAAAATTTCGTAATGACAGCATCCTATTCACTTGATGCAGGAAGCCAAAATGTAATTGACGAAACAGCTTCTTTGACTGCTGGAACTTCAAAGTTCTATGCAAAAAGTCAAGAATATAATGTTTGTCAACTTAGCAAATTAGATCTTGCAGTTTCACATCTTAGACTTTCAGCAACTCAACAATTATCAAATCCAAATGCTGATATTGGCGGATTCGCTCCAACAGTTTCAGAATTTGATAGAGCCGTTTCAAATGGCATGGCTCAATTTTCTGCAGACTGGGAATACTCAGCAATCAACGGAACTTTTGTAGATAGATCAGTAGTAACAACTGATGTGGCTATGGGCGGACTTCTTGATACAACTGTCGGAATTCAAACTAATACAGAAGCTGCTGGTGGTCTTACACTTACAAGAACACATTTGAATAATCTACTTGTAACAATGACAGAAAACGGCGCTCAACTTCAAAGACCAGCACTATTATGCAGACCTAAATATCTACCTATTCTTTCAGGGCTTTTTGGATATCAGCCGGCTGATTGGAATATGGGTGGCGTGGCAATAAAAAATATACTAACTGACTTCGGCAATTTTGGTATTATATGGACTAATGCAGCTCCGGATAATACTCTTATTGTAGCTGACTTGTCATATATTTATCCTGTTGTACTTCCTCAACCAAACGGACAAGATGTTTCATTAGTTGAATATGTTGACGGCGGTTCAGCTCAAAAAGGTTATATTCAAGGTTTTATAGGTGTTGATTTTACAGCTGAATCATTCCATGGCAAAATCACAGGATTGGCGTGAGGTGGTTAAATGAAAAATTATAATTTTAATAAATATTCAGGAATACAACCAGCAACAAGAGATGCATTAAACGGATTATATGAAAGCGGTGGACTACCTCAAATTAAAGGCAAATGGTTTTTTGTAGATCCTGCAAATAGCACAGCTACAGTAGGCGGTGAAGCTGATAGTCCAGTCGCAAGTATTGAAAACGCTTATGATCTTTGTACTTCTGGAAATGGTGACGGTATTGTATTGTTATCAGGTGGTACAACTTCAGCTAAAACAACTTCATATTTAAAACAGCCTTTAGCATGGTCAAAACATGGTATTACTGTTGTGGGTGTTGCCGCTCCAACTCGTATGGGTGGACGTGCAAGAGTAGCGAATAAAACCGTTACAACAACAGCAGCTTTAACAGCAATTGCAAACACTTCTATTTCAAGGGCTGCAGGTTCTTTTATTACTGACGGTTGGGAAGTTGGAATGCAGTTTATTTCAAATGTTGATGCGGCTGCTATTACAGTTACAGTTGTAACAGCTTTGAAAATTACTTGTACAGGTACTTTAACAGTCGGTGCGCATACTTCAATCACAAGTGTTGACACTAATCTTGTTACAGTAAGCGGAGACAACAACGCATTTTATAATGTTCATTTTGGGAACTTCGGTTCTAATGTTCTTGAAGTCGGATGCGTAGAAGTTACAGGAAATAGAAACTATTTCGGAAATTGTCATTTAATCGGTGCAGGACATGCAACACCAGCAGCCGCAACTGGTGCGTATGATCTAAAACTTAACGCAGCTGAAGAGACTACTTTTGAAAACTGTACTTTTGGGACTGATACAATTATCAGAGCTGCAGCAAACGGAAATATAGTTTATGATGGTACATGTTACAGAAATAGATTTTATGGATGCGATGTCATAAGCTATTCCGCTACTGCTGGGCATGGTGCTGTAAATATAATTGACGTTACTGCAATGTCAGGCGTTGATATATTTTCAGGATGTAGGTTCATTAACTGGAAGCCGAACGGATACGGCGCTTTGACAAAAGCGGTTATCGGTTCAACTCCTACAAGTGGGCACTTGCTTTTTGATTCATGTTCATTCTTTGGATATACTGCAGTCGGTGCAACAAGTGCGGTTTATGTTGCTAACTCGGCGGTTGTAGCATCTGGAGCTGGTGGTATTGCAACAACTATTTAACGTAAAATTTCAGGGGGCTAAATGCCCCCTTTTTAAAAGAGGTTCAAATGAGTACTTCAGCAATTGTTGAAAATATGAATTTAGCTAAGGATACATTAACTAATTTTCCGATATCAATTAGCGGAGATCATGCATATATACACAAACAAAAAGCTTATACGGCATTAGTCAGTGTTGGTACTATTTCAGCAGCTTACAAAATAGGTTTTAAAACTCCAAGTGTTGCAAGCGGGAAATATGTACACTGGAGACCTACAGGTATATCTTCAAGCGCAAATTATGTAGCTGCTATTTTATATGAAGGTGACGCTTTTACAGGTGGCGATGCAGTAACACCAATAAACAGATACAGAGCTTCTATAATAGGATCATCAATGCAAACATTTGCTAAAGGTGTTACGGTAACACCATCAGGAACTATAATTGATTTGGACGGTTTTGGCACTTCAGGAACTCCGAATAATAGAAGCGGCGGTGGTTCAAAATCAGATGAAGAACTTGTTTTAAAAGCTAATACAAACTATGTTTTACAATTAACGCCAGCAGGTGAAACAGTATGCACAGCAAAATTATTCTGGTATGAAGAATAATAAAATGACTATATCCAAAATTGTAGAAACATTAGATATCGGTATTAAAGATTATTTATGGGTGCTTAAAGAGCAGGGTAAAGAATTTTATCATCAGGGCATTTATGAAATTGCTGATTCATCTTCTATAAATTTTTTAATTGATTTTTCAGGACATACAAGTAATAAAAAACAAATAATAGCAATACCAGCCGTATATCATACACTCTATGGATCAGTTAAAGTACAAGTTTATAGAAATACAAATTATACAGGTGGTTCTGTTGTTCCTTTTTATTGCACTAATACCATAATAAATTCTACAATGGAAACAGTTGTAAAAACAGGTGCATCTGGAGAAACACAAGGAGTTTTGACCGAAGCTCGTAATGTTGGTGTTGGTGCGACAAATCACTCAAGTGGCGGAGATGCTTCAAGTGTTGGAATAGAATTTATACGACCATCAACAAGCAAGACTTTAATAGTGATTACAAATAACTCAGGGGAAACAACAGAAGTAACATTTGCACAAGTATTTTATGAAATATAAAGGGTAAATATGAATATAAATTTAATAACGCTTGCAACGGTAAAGACTCATTTGGGATTATCAGCTACAACATACGATACGCAAATTACTGCAATGATTCCTATTGTTTCAAGTGATGTAAGACGTATATTAAATAATAATTTCGATAAATATGTACTGTCAATATCAACCGAAGATAGTACTTCAATTGAACTTAATGAATACTATCCAGTCGGTCAGGTATTACAAGGAACTGGTATTCCAGACGATACTTATCTAACTGATTTTAATCCCGTTACTGAAGTTTATACGATGTCAGCAGCTGCAACTTCAGACGGAACTTATGTCTATCCAACTGTTTTAATTTCGCAGTTTCCTACAATTGCGAAGATGATTTTTTATAGATTGTCAACAGCTACAACAGGAAACGCAAGCGAAAAAAATATTCAATCTATTTCATACGGTCCTATTTCTAAAACATTTTCAGAATCCGAAATAAATAAAAAATACAACTATCCGCAAAGTTTAATAAACGATTTAGGCACTCCATACGCAAAAGTAGGATAATAAAAAATAAGGAATGTACACATGACAATATCTTTGACATTTACAATAATCGGTTTTTCAATTTCTTTAATCACAACATTAGTTATTATATCAATGTACATTCAAAAACTGAGGTCAGATGTGAACGCTACAAAAGACTATGCTTGTACAGAAATAAAACATTTATACATAAAATTAGAAGACTATAAAGAAGTCAACAGCGGAATTTTCAAAGAGATTAAAGACGAGCTTAAAGAATTGAAAAATCTTATGTTAGAGATTATCAAAAATGAAAGAAGAAGTTGAACAAATAAAAACAGATTTAGAGAAATTGAAAGATCATATTAAAGATATTTTAATTGAAATATTAGACATAGAATCAAGGATTAAAGAGATTGAAGAAATATAATATATTTATCAATTCATAAATTACTTTTACTATTCTTGACTTTCTATATATACAGCTACACTCGCTATGGCATATAATACATATACTAAAATAATTATAAGTAATGGCACATCATACTTAATTAAAATTAAACATCCTGATACAGAAAATAAAAACGCTATAGCACGATTTATCATAATAACCTCCTTAAATATAACTAAAAATAACAAATCTAAAATAAAAGTCAAGCGAAAAATGAAAAAAATAATAAAATTCTTTAAAGAAATATATATTCAATCATTCACTAAAAACGGTAAAATACATTTACCTTATGTTTATATCTGGGTTTTATTATCTTTTGTTTTAACTGTAAACATATTAAAAGTTTTTAAAATGCCGTTAATTACAGACCAATATGCTCTTGGATTATGCGGTTTTGTTGTTGCATGGATAGGAATATTCACACTTGGAGAGATTAAAAAATAGCTCCCGAAGGAGCTTAAATCAATTTTCAAGAACACATGTAAAATCATGCAGATCGCAATTTTTTATAAGTTTAGCAAGGCTTGATTTAGAATCTGTTGTAAATGAGAAAACATGAATTGAATTTCCTTTTGAATCAAATTTAAAAAATCCGTATTTCATAATGCACCACCCTTTATTTTATTTAATACAAATATAATACAATATATAAAAATGTCAAGTAAAAAAGGTAAAAAAAATGAGTTTTCTTGATGACTTTAATACTGAAAATAAATATACTGCAACTTTTGAAAAATATTCAGAAACATATTCTAATAATATTTTGACTGGTAAAACATGGTCAAGCGTTGGAACTGCTGAATGTCTATTATGGAATACTGCAACCGCAAAAACAACAGTATCAGAAAAGTACCGACAGATAGTTGAAGCAATAGCAGTCTTTAATTATTCTGATATTACGTTTACTATTCCCGATTCAGGACGGGTAACAATTAACAGCAAAGTATATTCAATTGCGATATCTGAAAATATCGGAGAGCAGAATGAAGTAATTCAAGTACTATTAAAAATGTACGAGGAATAATGTCATACACTTATAAAAGATACGATGTTGAAACAGGGATTGCAAAAGGTACGCAAAAGGGAATGACAGAACTATGTTCAAAAATAGCAGCTCAAGCAAAAAATCTTGCACCAGTCGCTATTAAATACGGTGGCACTCTTAAAGGTTCAATAGGTTATAAAACAACTGAAATAAATACGGCACAACCTAATTTGCAAGAACGAGTCAAATTGTATTCTGGTTTCGTTGGAACTGCTGTTGATTACGGTATTTATCAAGAGTTCGGAACTCGAAAAATGAAAGCACAACCTTTTATTATTCCGGCTGTTGATATCGTAAAGAACGGAACATCATGGCAGACCGCAGTAAAAAACGCTTTAAATTCTGAAATAGTTTTATCAATAGCTAAAAAGAGGTTTGAATTATATGGTCGGTAGTAATGAAATGTATTCTGCTTTAAATAAAACAACTATAACTAATCTACTAACTGCATATGGATCAAGAAAAGCAATATTTGAAGATACGCTTTTACCTGAAGACGTACCAGCAACAGCAACCAGCATTTTATATTATCCGAACGGAATAAATAACGGCGCTCTTGATTATGGTCAATATTCATATTCTGTTAATTGCAGGGCTGCGGATTATTACGCAAGTCGTACGCTTGCCGAAACTGTACAATCAGAAATAAACAGGGTTTCAATTCCTGATTATAATATAGTAGCGAATGTTTTACAAACAATACAACCGCAAGATTCAACAGATAATTACAACACACCTGTAGCGGTTACTCTAAAAACAAGATAAATAAAAGGAGAAAAAAATGCCTAATCAAACAACATTAACCGATTATATTTATTTTCCAGACGGCGCTCAGGTTTCAATTGATACAGCTGGTCTTGGATCATTTACAGATCTCGGTGCAATTTCAAGCGCAACAACAGCAGCTTTAAATTATGACGTTAATCAATTTGAAACTGCAAACGCAGGAAAACTTGAAAGACAAATAAGAAATATGACAATAGCAGGCGGTTTCACGCTTATCAATCTAAACATTGCCAATATCGTTTCTATGGGTGGCGGTCTGTTTACAAGCGCAGCAACCGCAGGAAGTGAACTTTCAGCAATTCCAGATCAAACAATAGCTGCTGCATGGACTGACAATAAACTTTATCCGCTCGACATGGAAACAACATCAACAGATGATACTAAATTAAAAATGGCAACTCAACCAGTTTTGACTTCAGTAACATTAAATCATGGTACACCAGAAGTATTAGTTGAAGATACAGATTACGTAGTTGTTGCAGATTCTAACTCTTATTCTGGTTGGTCATTTCAATTTATATCTGGTAACATGGACAGCGCAGCTCCTACAACATACAGCATTACAGTTGTTTACGGTGCTAACACTCCAGTTGCAAGCACTACTTTGTATTGTGGTTCAAGTACAGCAACATTAACTGCTTATGCAATGAAAATTAAACATACTGATTCTAATAGTAAAGTTAGGGAACTTAATCTATTCGCAGTCGATATGGATTCAGGTGCATTCGCTTTTAATTTTAAGGGAGCTAATGAAGATGGAGTTCAAGAAATGCCTTTAGTTTTTACGGCAAAAATCAATTCTGATTTGACGGACGGTCGTCAGCTTATGTCTTTTAAAGTTGATACAGGCGCAGCTTAAAAAATAGAATATGCTTGTGTAACAAACAGCATGAAAATTGTTATTTGTTGCGCAGGCACTTAAAACAACAGGAGAATACAAAATGATAAAAAGCGTAGATTTTAATTTAGAGTACCGTGAAAAAGGTGAACGAAAAAATAAAATGCTAACCATTGATTTTATTTCAAACGGTGTTATAAAACGTTATGATAAACTTATGGGAGAGATTAACGAAATCTCACAAAAGAGTGATGAACGGCAAGAGCTTTTAATTGATATAGTTAATTTGAGAATGGAAAAGCCTGAAGGTTGGAAAGATTTACAAAAAGATAAAAAAAATAAAGTTGATGAAATAGAAACACTTATAAAAAGCTTTCATAATAACGGACATTTCGAAAGACGATTTGAAATAATAAAAACTATATTAGAAGATAACGGAATTAAAGACGATAAATTTTTGACTTTTGATTTCTGGGAAAATTCAGTTGATGCAAGTTCAATGATTGAATTTATAAATATGTCAATCTGGAAAGATTTGCAAAGCGATAAAAAAAAAGTGTAAATACTAAAATTAAAGCCTTTCATCCTGAGCGCTTAATAATGGCACTTAATAAGCAGGGAATAAACATAACACCTGATTCATACTGGAATGATTTCGATATTCCTACAATTCAAGCAGCTGTAAATGTCGCACAGTTTCCTAAAGAAGTTGAAGACTGGATATGGGAAAAAGATTATTCCGCATTTGAAGTAATAAAGAGGTAATAATGGCAAATGTAATTGGTGAATTGGTTTATAAAATTACTGGCGATGCTACTCAATTAACATCATCATTAAAAAACACATCAAAATATACAGGTTCACTACAAGAACAATTTGCAAAAATTGACAAATCAGCTTCTGTTTTTGGTGATACTTCAGGGGCGCTTGCTGCTAAACAAGCGCTTTTAAAATCTAAAATGGAAGAGCTTATTAACAAAGGTGTTAATCCTTCTAATAAAGGTTTTCAAAATTTAAAAAATCAATTTGATGCAAATACAATTGCGCTTAAAGGAACACAAAAGGGATTTGCTTCTTTAAGTACAGCAATGAAAGCTACAATTATAGGTGCTGCAATTGCTGCAATTATTAAATTAAAACAATTCGGTGAAAAATTAATAAATGTCGGTTCTGATGCTGAGGAAGTTGCAAATAAATTTAATGCTGTATTTTCTTCAATTCGTGGAGATGCTACAGAAGCAGTAAACGAACTTGCAAAAGCTTATAATCTATCAAATACAGAAGCTCAAAAATTAGTAGGAAACACCGCCGATATATTAACAGGTTTAGGACTTGAACAAAAAGCGGCACTTGATTTATCTTTATCTGTAAATTCCTTATCTGCCGATTTAGCATCGTTTAATAATATTCCAGTTGAACAAGCAAGTAATGCAATTACAAAAGCTTTACTTGGTGAACGTGAAGCTATTAAAACGCTTGGTATTGCAATAGGTGAGGAAGATGTTAAACAGAGATTGCTTGCTGAAGGGAAAGAAAATTTAACAGGTCTTTCTTTAAGACAAGCAAAAGCAGAAATAACTTTGAAATTAGCATTAGAACAATCTAAAAATGCACTTGGTGATGTTGCAAGGTCAAGCGAAAGTTTAGCAAATAAAAGAAAAGAATTAACAGCAGTTGAAGATGATTATTATTCTTTAATCGGTGGTTTTTTACAAGGTCCAGCTAAACAGATGACTCAATGGCAAATTGATATAACGAGAAATAATATTGCAATGGTGACTGCATTTGCTGAATGGGTTGACCAATTGAAACAAAGTGAAGGCGCTCAATATACATTTGCAGCAATTTCACTTGCAATTAAAACTATTAAAGATGCTGCTGAAAAATCTAAACAAGCTTTTTCTGATTTTATAACATCATTAAAAGATAAAGCAATTGAAACAGCAAAAGACAAATTAAAATTATTGACAGATAAATTTTCTGATTTAGGTTTCAGCATTTCGGATTCATTAACTCCATTAACAGTTTACACTTTAGCAGCTTCAGGTCTTGGAAATGTCATGAAGTTACTTGGTCAAATATTAGGCGGTGTTTTAAATGTATTTATAGACTTAGCAACATCAATTAAAACTGGCGGTTCTGCTGTATTAACTTTTTACAGAGCTTTATCAGGAAAGGCAACTTTTCAAGAATTTAAGGATTCCGTAAAAGACATAGGAACTTCTTTTGTAAATTTAAAAGATAACGCAGTTGATAATTTAAATAAAATAGGTACAGGATTCTCGACATTTACAGATAGAACAAAAACAGATGCGAAAGCATATGCGGATTCATTAAATAAAATAGTTGATTCAAATAAAAAAGTGAATGCTACTCCTATTGATAAAAAACCTATTACAGAAGCAGCTGAAGAAGTTGAAAAATTAGGAAATTCAACAGATAAAACAGGCAATAAGATATTAACATTAAAAGATAAATTTGCAATATTAGCACAAACTATCGATATGTCGTTATCTGGATTATCTGGTTTAATTTCTTCTATTGGTGCATTACAACAAGCACAATTTGATGCTCAAGCAGCAAGACTTGATGAACAATTACAAAAAGAACTTGAAAATGCAGGACTTGCAGAAGAGTCAACTATTGAAAAATATCAAAGAGAATTAGAAGAAGCTCAGGCAACAGGCGATAAGATAGCAATTGAAGAAGCTGAAAAAAATCTTGAACGTGCTAAAATTGAAGAAGAATACAGAAAGAAAAAAACAAAATTAGAATACGAAGGAGCGCTCGCAAACTGGGAAATTCAAAAATCATTAGCCAAGATTCAGTTGTTTCAAGCTCCTTTAAATGCGTTTAATTCAGCACTTGCAATTCCTTTAATTGGAAATTTTATAGCTCCAGCACTTGCGGCGCTTGCATTCTCAACAGCAACAAAAAATTATAAAGCTGTTGAAACAGCAAAACCGCAGCCACCTAAATTCGAAAACGGTGGTATTATTCCGGGTTCTTCTTTTTCTGGTGACAATGTTGGTGTTTTAGCAAACTCAGGCGAGGTTATTTTAAATAAAGATCAACAGGGGCAATTGTTAAATTTAGCAAATGGAAACTCAAACGGGAATAATTTACGTCCAGTTTATATAACTGATTCCGGAATGTTTGATATTCTTTTTACAGCTTCTAAAAATGGTCAACTACTTATTGATGAGAGGGCATTGACAAATTGAAAATATTATATGATAATATCGATGCAACATTAACACCGTCAAGCGAAAACAGCAATTTCTTATTTGATACTGCATTTGATGATAATCGGCTTTCAAGATCTGGACGTTTTACGGGCATTACTTCAGAAAATTTATTATGGAATAATTCTTCTGGTATTCCATTTAGTGAAATATTAGTAGCGAATAATAATTTTTCAGCAGCCGCTACAGTAAAATTTCAAGCGCATATTGAAAATATATGGACTGATCCATATATCAATGTCACTTTAACAAGATTAAACAACGGATATTATTATTATAATTTTGATCCTGTACCGTCACCAGCTACAGATAATGTTTACATGGATGGAAGCGACGATACATATGCAGATGAAGATGGAAATAATTATTCAGATTATGATAAAGAATATTATATCTACTGCAGAATATTAGTAACAGATCCAACTAATACTGAAACATATTTAAAAGTATCAAAAGTTTTTATCGGCGATTCTTTGACACTTCCCGGAATAGATCCTTCTTGTGATTTACCGATTGAAAGCAATTCGATAATTGACAGAAATCTAACAGGGCAAATATTCACAGATAGAAGAATACAAATTAAAAGTGGTAAATTTAAATTTCCTGTAATAACAGAAACACAACGTCAGGAACTAATAACAATGTTTGAAACAGTTGACATAACAGATCCATTTTTTCTTCTGATATGGGAAAGTACGCTTGATGTTGAACCGCCTTTATATGCAGTATTAAACAGCAATCTAAATATTAAAAAATTACAAAATTTACTTTATACAGTTGATTTTGATTTTCAAGAGGTGAAATAAATGGCAGTTGCGAAAATAGGTTCATACGCTCCGGGTGATGAAAATTTAAACGATTTGATGACAAGCGCAAATTTGCAAGCGATCGGAAACGATAAAGTAACAGCTAACACATCAACTGATGTTATGAATTCAGGTTCTGTTTTTGAATGCGGAGGTTCTTATTATCAGTTAACAAGCAATGTTTCAATATCAGGAAGTAAGACAAATCCGGTACATGTATATTTTAATCCTACAACGGAAGCGTTTTCTTATTCAACAACAGTTCCAACATATAATAATACATTGCAAGGTTATTACAGTTCAACTAATAAATGTTTACTTAGAGGTGACACAACAGGAGTGCATCAGCTTAAAAAACCTGAGACAATGACAATGACAACGGGAGCAGAAATAAACATGTCAACAGGTAGCGAAATAAATCTTGCTACAGGTTCTGATATAAATATTGCAACAGGTGCTGATATAAATATAGCTACTGGTGGAGGTATCGAAGTTGCATCAGGTGGTGAAATAAATATTGCATCAGGTGCTGAAATAAATATTGCATCAGGTGCTGATATAGTTGTTGACGGTGGAGAGATTTTAAATTCAGGCGCTATAACTACTGAATCCGGAGGATTTTTATCAGTTCTATCTGGTGGAAGTTTTACATGTGCTTCAGGTTCTTCAGCTTCTTTTAGTGGGACTTGTAAATTACCTTCAGGGACAAGCTCCCCTACACCAATAGGATCAGGAACTGCATATATTAACACATCCGATAATTATTTTTATTTCTATAATGGTTCGGCGTGGCGTAAAATAGCATCTTCGGCGGTTTAATGAAAACTTTATTATTTGAATTATCTAAACAATATGATAGTGATGAATTTTATAATTATAGCCCTTTTGTGTATTATAAAAGATTCTATTCAGATATACTTTCGATAATTGACGATTATGGAATAACTGGAAATTATACTTTTCAATCTACTATCATGGTTAATATAGCAAGTTTACAAGTAGATACTATAAGTTTTGTTAAAACAGATACATTAGAAGATTGTCAAACACAAACAGGTTCTTTTTTCTGGAATTACTCAGAACAAAAATTATATATTCATTTTAGTAATAACGACAGGCAACTTGATAAAGAAATTTTAGTCGGTGTTATTTTAGGTTTTTCAAATACATATAATGAAACTACTGAAAATTTTTATAATTCAATTTTATATGATGAAAGATTAGTAAGTGTTTCAAATCCTAAAAAAGCGGTTGATCCTTTATTTTTTGGAAAGCTAAAATATAATAACGGTTCTGCAAAATTTATAAATACTGATGGATATTTTGACAAATGGCGTGACGGTAATTATTATGGAACTGACTGCAGGATTTTATATTCAGATACTGGAAATGATTATAATGACTTTTTAGAAATAGGATCCGGTTTTGTTTCTGATGATAGTACAACAGCAACAGATTTCACTATTACAATTGATGATCCGAGAAAAGGACTTGAGCAACCAGTTGCAACAAATAATTTAACTGCAGATGAATTTGCAAGCCTTCCAGACGATTCAGCAGATGAAGTAAAGCCCGTAACATACGGTAAAGTCTATTATAGAAAATGTATACTTGTTAACGATACAACACATCAATATCTATTTTGTGATACTGAATTTAATGAACCTTCGAGTTTAGACGCTATTAGAAACGACACAGGAACTTTAGCAGCATCAACAACAAGCCTTTCAACTGGAACTTTTACGCTTGCGGCTGCAAGTGCATCGGATGTATTCGCAAGTTTTACAATGCCGATTGTTAATGGTGTTGAAATTATAAAAGACTTAATGTTAAATTATGATAATAAAAATTACATATCTGCTTTCTGGGACATAACAGAAGTTGATGCAGCAAAAGCACTTTGTACAAATACATCATACTATGACAATGAAGGTGATAAATTAAGCGATGCAATAGAATCAATTTGTTTTGATTGTGATTTGAGAATGTTCATAAAAGACAACGGAGTTTATACAATACGTAAATATGATGTTGACCGTGTACCAGTTACGAGTATTTTATGGGATGATTGGATTGATGACTTTTCGGTAAAAAATACGGCTTCGGAATATTTAACAGACTGTACAGTACAATATCAACGTGATGATTTTAAAGACGGATACCGAAAAAGATATAAAAATTCAGATTATAGAACTATAGCATATGACAGATATAAAAAATATAAAGCTAAAAACTTTGAAAGTGGATTATATGAATTAACAGCAGCAACTGCAAAATCAGAAACTATAATGCAGTTTAGTTCTGATATTTCAGATATTATTGAAAGGACTGTAAACTGGAATTTTATAGATTTAGAACTATGTGATTTCGTTTATGCATCACCTAAAACAAGAGTACATAATGCAGAAAATGAAACTCTTTCAATTTATGAAATAATTGGAATTACAAAAGATTTAGATAAGAAACAAATAAAATTAACTTTGAAATATATTAAGGAGTCATAAATGGCAAACTGGAGATTAAACGCAGATAAAACAGAAAAAACAACACCAGCATCAGATGATATTTTAATGATTGAAGATTCAGCAGATACTTATAATGTGAAGTACATTAAATATAGTACAGTTGAAACAATGGCAGAAACAAGCGTTTCAAATGCTTTACCAATTGGAAGTATATTTGACAATGCAAGTGCAACACTTACAAATAGTCTTTTGTGCAATGGTGAAACTATTGGAGATGTTGGAAGCGGAGCGGATAATGAGTCAGCAGACTATGAGACACTTTTCGGAATTTTAAAAGATAGAACGGATTACGGGAATGCAGGAACGGAAGTCTGGGCTGATGGTGATGTCGTTTATTTGCCGAATAAAGTTTATGAGTTTATAGTTGTACAGTTGTCAGCAACGCAAACCGCTAATTTATCCGGTGGAGATCATGTCGAATTTGATACTGTTGCAAGTGGGAACATGACGCTTTCAACAGGAGCAGGACAAGCCGACGGTAAAGTATCAGTCAAAAAAAATAAAACATATAGCGGAGCTTTTTCTTTTGGGTTAACAGGATCGGCGGATTCAGCAAATTTGGCAATTCAGGCTTATATATCTGGCGGTGCGGCTATATCCGCAGTATCGGCACAGTTAAGGCCATATACAATCACAGGTGACGTAGCATATGCTGGTAATTTGCTGTTTACACACACACCAATCGCAGACGGTCAAATTGAAATGTATTTATCAGCCTCTACAAATGTTACAGAAATTAGACAAAATAATACTTTTCTAAAACTGGAAACAATCGGAATAACAAAAGAAAATACTTTTATAAGGTATAAATAATGAAAAAATATATTTTAGCAAGCTTTATAATAATATTCGCTTCATGCTGTACTATTAAAATGCAGGAAGGTGAAAGTGAATTAAGTTTTCAAATAAGATCCTGTATTGAGTCAGCTAAAAAAACAGGTCAATTTGAAATATGCAGACCGTTAATTGAACAGCAGTTAAAACTAATTGATGATAAAAGATTATATGATAGATATGAGTATGCAAAGTCAAGCAGAGATGAAAGTCAAAAATTTTCTGAGGCTTGGTTGATGCTTAACCAAAGATAAAAATAAGCTCCTGTTATCGCCGTATAGATATTTAGTCTATACGGCTTTTTTTTGCTCAAAACGGAAAATCTTCATCAGGAAATGCATTATTTACAGTTTCACTTTCTTTTGTTTCGCTATCCTTAGTCCATACACTAACTGAATGGGTTTTTCCGAATTCATTAACTTCCCTTAATTTAGAAACATCGAAAGTTAAATATTTTTTTCCGTTGTACTCATAAATAAACGGTTTAGCTTTTTCGACATCAATTGAGACTTTGACAATATTTCCTTCAAATTTTTCAACACCATTCCCGATATAATTTTTCATTCATTCTCCTTTAATTTGTTTATATTCATATTTATTTTTTGCAAAACATAAATTGACGGCATTTTTTTACTGTAAAATATTCCAGAACCTCCAACTTTAGCTTTATCATAGCTTGATAATTTGTCAAGCTTTTTTAATGTATGCTCGAACAATTTTTTTTCAATTTCTTCAATTTCTTTTATTCTGTCTTCTATGTCTATTATATTCATTTCCATATCTCCTTTACCCATTTATTATTTTTCAATTTCCTTTTCTTTTCATGATAATAAAAATCTAATAAACATAAAAATGCTTTTTCTTTTTTATCAATATGTTTTGTCATATCTTTAAATTCGTATTCACCTGTTTCTTTGTCAAGTCTTAAAATGGCAACATTAAGATTATTTCCTTCAGTCATTCTATAAGCTGCTAATTGTAAAGCATACTCAGGATAAATATCTTTTGACGTTTTCCAGTCAATTATATATTTAGTTCCGTTAATAATAGCTACAGCATCACAAGTTCCAGCAAAACCATATTGGAAATTTACAAGCGTTTTTTCTGTTTCAATAACTTCAACTTTATTTAAAATTATCCAATCTAAAAAAGCCGTACAACAGTTATAAACTTCTGGTACTATTGGGAACTCGTGTTCAATTTGATATTCAATTCCTTTTTTTATTAAAATTTCTATTTGTTTATGAACTTCAGTTCCTATTTCTTTAGACGTGTCATTTTTATACGCTGTAATAGCATCCTGACAAATATTATCAAATGAATGAGTATGATCTTCAAAATGTGTTTTATTATTTTTGATGTATTCAGCAGCTAATTTAGCGGACCAATACATTAAAGCACTTGACTTGTCAATAATTCCTACAATTTGCGACACGCTCGGCAAATCCATTATTTCACCGTTTACATTTATATCTTTATACATTTTACAACTCCATTACTTTTTTAATTTCATCTTCAGTATAAAGATGTTTAATAGTCTCAAAGTGTTTTAAACTTTCAGCTTTTTTTTCAGGATTATTTTTAATATAATCAATTATAACTGAAATAGGCTTTTTCTCTTGTTTTTTTATTTCTTCTTTTGGATTGTGATTTTTATTAAGTTCATCTGTTTCAACTATTTCAAATGCAGTCTGATAAAGATATCGCCTTATATATGTTTCAACCGCTCCGAGATTTTGAACTGGATGACAGCCTTTTAAATTTGCGGTTGACATAGGACTTGAAAATGTAATAATATCAGCAGGCTTTTCAACATCAATAAATGATAAATTCGCTAATTCATCATAAAAAGATACTACACATGAGAATTTTAATTCTTTAGCAAGAATATTTATTTCTGGTATTATATCAGATAATTCATAATAGCTATACCCTGAAAATAAATTCTTACCAGACATTTTAATTTTTTTATCTTGAAACATCTTTCTTGCTTCATTTAGTTTTTCGTAAACATTCATTTTATATCTCCCCTTTTTTTAACAAATTAATATTATATTGTAAATGATATAAATCATCTTCCATTTTGTCAATCAAATTTTCTTTGTTTCCAAATAAAAAATAACATCCGAAAACACTAATTATTTTATCATGACATAAAGGATTGAAATTATTTTTGAACATCACTTCAATAGTATAAATTTTATTATTATTATAATTATCAATTTTTAAAATTAAAGCTTTTCTAATAATTCCAGAGTTATAATAATAAACATCCTGACCTACTTCAATTTCTTTCATTTTCTAACCTCTCATAATAAAATTCCATCATTGCTTTTTCTTCTTTAATTGAATTTAGATTAAACAATCTTTCTTCTTCATCTTCTTGCTCGTCATAATTCAATTCGTGTAAATCTTCAAAGCTTATCATTTTGTTATCCTTCTAAAAAAATTGCTGGATTCGCTCCAGCTGGCGTTTTTTTAATATGGGTTTATTCTGATACTATTTTTTTTATATTTTCCTGTTTCTGTAAGTCTGCAATAATAGTCATTATAACCATCAGTAAAATTTATAAAATCTTTGCATATTTTTTCAATAATTACTGTTCTTGATAATTCTTTTTCTATCTGGTCTTTTAATTTTTGGTTTGTCATAATGTCCTCCGTTTTTATAATATAAATATAGTAAATATATCGTAACTCGTCAAGTATTTTTTTACAAAATAAATAAAAAAGATAGATATGTTAGTCTGCACTAACTTTCACAATAAATTTATACATATTAAAAAAAAGTGCATAATTTACTTGACTTTTTATATATGTTGTATTATATTTGTTTTATGCGTTATTATCAAATCCCTCTTATTTTTTCTACAGGGTATATTTTCATTTTATACCCTGTAGTTTTTAAATTTTAAAAGCGAGGTTAAAATGAAAACTAAAATAATAATAATTTTCATACTATTTTCAACAAAATCATTTTGTGATCTTGGCGGTTCTGCTTCAATTGCAACGCCTGAAATATACAATAATTATAATATTTTAATAACCGATATAGGATTGTCATATGATTATAATGTCTATGATTTAACATTAACGCCTTTTACTAACATCAATACTTGGATGGCACATAAAGAAAATTCATTTTTCAATTATCCGTTCCGAGATATTTATACACTCGGAATAATTGCAAATTATAAAAATTTTACTTTATCAATAGATCATTACTGCAGTCATTCTGTATATTCGAGTAAAGTGTGGGAATGGAATAAAAATTATATTGATGATGATGTTTACATAATGTCTTTATCAGTATTATCAAAAGCTATGTTTCAATATTCATATATCAATAATAATTTTAATATTGATTTATATATTGCAAAAATTATTGATAATAAAGATTATTATTTTTCATCTGATATATCTTATAAAACATCATATTATAAAATTGGTGTTGCTGCTTCTTATTGGTCGGGAATATCAGAAAAAGAAAGAAGTCAATTTAAGATTTACACTAAATTTGAATACAACAATACATTTATTGAATTATCATTTACTGACAACAGCAGAGAAATAAAACAAATATTCGATAACAATCATTTATATGATGAATACACTCTTGATAAAACTTGTTATATGATTAAGATAGGATATAAAATTTAAAAAAATAATTAAATTACTTGACAGATTTTTTATTAAATATTATAATATCTTAATTCATTCTTATGAAGGTGGATTCTTTATAATCGAACTCATATCGAGTTGACGTTACATATAGACATTAACGGGCTCATGCACTTTAATGTAAAATTTGATCTTGTATACAGCTCTATCAAGTAAGATCATTCCGCAGGTGAATTGATAGTTATAACCTGCTTTAAAAGGTGGTTAAAATGACAGAAAAACAATATGAAACAAGACAGCAGATGTTAGCTGAATATTATAATACAAATAAACCATTATATATAAATGAATCATTTGAATTTTTTCTGATTGACAAAATTACTGAATTAAATGAAATGTTAAAGAATACAAAAGTGCTTCAGGATAGAATGAGAATTTTAGATATATATTAAATAATCAAATAAAAAAATTTAATCTATTTCTGAGTACTGTGAATTTTCCAGCATTTTCATAGTCCTCCGAAGACTAAAATAGAGCGTTATAAGTACAGGCTGGAATCCGAAAGGATCTGTATTTATAGCGCTTTTTTTATTTTAAAATTTAAGGAGATATAAATGGATCTTAGTCAAAAAATAAGAAGAGAAATTTTTGATAAATATGAAGGGAAGTGTTCTTATTGTGGTAAAGAAATATTATTCAAGGATGATGCAAGATTAAATGGTAAGACCTATATCGATTATAACTCATATATTGAATATTTAAAAGTAGTTATGAATATAGACCATATAAAACCATCTTCAAAGGGTGGAAGTAACAATATAGAAAATTTAAATCCATGTTGTAGGGCTTGCAATTCCGGTAAAAAAAATATGTCATTAGAAGATTTTAGAATAAATATTACATTAACTCAAAATAGTATACCATTTAAAAGACGGCAATATTATTATTTAATTGACAATTACGGTTTTGATTTATTAAGTAATATAGATAAACATAAATTTTATTATGAGGTGATATAATGAACTGGTTTAAACATGATACTAATGCGGTTACAGATGCTAAAATAAAAAAACTAATACTTAAATACGGTGCTGAAGGATATGCAATATATTTTCACTGTATAGAATTGATAGCAAGCGATATATCAGAAACAAATATAAATTTCTGTTTAGAACATGATAGTGAAATAATAGCTGATAATCTTAAAATTAAAGGAACTGCTGAACAGTCAGGTATTAACAAAGTTGAAGAAATAATGAGATATTTAATTGAATTAAAATTATTTGAAGAAAGAAATAATATAATTTATTGTTTTAAATTATTAAAAAGACTTGATACTTCCATGACATCAAACGTTAAATTTAGATCAATAATAAAAAACGCTAAAAAAAGTCATGATTTAGTCATGACTGAGTCATGCAAGATAAGAAGAGATAAAATAAGAATAGATAATATGAAAGAAGATAATAAACCAGATCGTACTAATTTATTAAAAGCAGTAATTAAAGATAAGTTTTTTGAATACGGTAAAAAATATAAAGAAAACAAGAACACCGACAATTATATTATTGACAATATATATAAAGAAAAAATATTTGATGAAGAAGTATTAAAATGTCTTGACAATTTTTTTAAATATAAGTACTTTTTTAATAATGATGGAACTGAATATAATTTAAATTCTTTTCTTGCTAATATACAAAATTGTAAAAAAGAACCTGAAAAAAATAAACAAGATGCTATTAAAAAATCGATTGCAGACAAAAATAGTAACTACCCGAAACTTTAGGAGATTACATGAATATTGAAAATGCTTTATTATGTTCAGCAATTACAAATAATGAAAGAGCTATTATTTTAAGTTCTGAATTGACTGAAAAATATTTCACTTGTTTTGAACAACGTCAAGTATTTAATAATATTTGCAACCTATTAAAAAAGAATGAACCGATAAATACAATATCTTTAATTTCACTTGAAAAAGAAGAAACTAAGCAGCAGATTATGAATTTTATTCTTTACATAATAAAAGAAACTGGATTTATAAATTTTGAGCAATGCATAAGAATAGTAAAAGAAAATTATAATAAAAAGATATTAGAAGGTCATGCAATTGACCTTGTAAAAGCTGTTAAAGACAATAATAATATAAACGAAATAATGGATAAACTATATCAGACATATATAGATATTAGTACACCTGTTGACAATACACAAAAGAAAATTTGTGAATATGCAGAAATAGGTTATAAAAAATTATTTGAAAATCTTAACGTTGTTAAAACTGGAATAAAAGAAATCGATGATAAAATTCACGGCTTTTTAGGTGGTCAACTAATTACAATTGCGGCACGTCCTCGAATGGGAAAATCGGCACTTGCTTTGCAAATTGCAAATGGCATAGGTGAAGGATGTATTTTTTACGGTCTTGAAATGAAAGCGGTTGATAATTATGCTCGTATGCTTGCTAAACATTCAGGAATACCAGTAACGAAAATAATAACCGGAAATATAACAGAATATGAAGAAGAAGAATTAAAAAAAGTTGAAACTAAAATGTTAAGTAATAATTTAAGAATTGTCGATAATGTAAATAACATACGCGATATAATAATTGACATTAAAAATAAATCTATACGTCAAAATGTAAAATGTATTATTATTGATTACTTACAAATTATAAGATGTTCTGAAGGATTCAACAGGGATACACAGATCGGAATTATAACAAAAGAATTAAAAACAATTGCAATGCAATATAATGTACCGATCGTTATTCTTGCACAGCTTGGACGGGATTATGAAAAATCAGACCGCAAGCCTATTTTATCAGATTTACGGGAAAGCGGAAACATAGAAAATGATTCTGATATAGTAATGTTTATACATTCTGATGACGATACAAATAAGCCAGTTATGAATGTTGATTTAATAATTGCAAAAGGTAGAAACTTCGGAACTGGTTTTATTGAAATGGTATTTGATAAACCTAAGTTTACTTTTAAAGATAGAATTTCATCTGTAAATTTTAATAATGATATATACTAAAATTAAACTTTTTTTAAAAAAAATTAAAAATTGTCTTGACATTTTACGATAATGAATTAGATTGTTATTTATGAATAAGCAGATAAAACAAATAAGAACACCGAAGATTAAAAAGCCTACAATAAGATATGATAGGTTTTGTAAAAAGCTTTTAGAAGAACATTATAATAATCATATTGACACTTGTATATTTTGCGGTGATAAAATATGGAATTATAACGGTCAAAGAAAAACTTGTTATAGCTGCTTAGAATTAAAAAATAGAATTTCTAAAAGGGTTACAGGTGAAAGACGTTTTCAAAGATACGGAAAACAAATTGATATTTTAACGAGCTTAGAATATTCAGATGAAAGCTTTACAACTGAATTATGCAATATGGATTGTGAAAACTGTATTTATGAAGATTGTATTTTGCCTATTGAAAATTAATAAAATAAAGAGGCAATATAATGTTATACCATGATCATTTCCAGAATTTTAAACAATACAATATACCACGTGCGCAACTAATTATAGCTGATATTCCATATAATTTAGGAAATAATGCGTATGCTTCAAATCCTTCTTGGTACAAAGATGGAGATAATAAAAACGGTGAAAGTAAATTGGCTAATAAAGAATTTTTTGATACTGATAAAGATTTTAGAATATCCGAATTTTTATCTTTTTGTTCAAAACTTATGAAACCAGAACCAAAAGAAAAAGGATCATCACCTTGCATGATTGTATTTTGTGAGTTTGAGCAGCAATTTGAATTGATACATAAAGCTAAAGAATTTGGTTTAAATAATTATATAAATTTAGTTTTTAGAAAAAATTTTTCAGCTCAAGTTTTAAAAGCTAATATGAAGGTTGTCGGAAACTGTGAATATGCAGTATTATTATATCGTGAAAAATTGCCGAAGTTTAATAATAATGGAAAAATGATTTTCAATTGCATGGATTGGCTAAAAGATACTAAATCAGAAAAAATTCATCCTACTCAAAAACCTATTTCTGTTTTAAGTAATTTAATAAATTTATTTACAGATGAAGGTGATATTATAATTGATCCTGTAGCTGGGAGCGGTTCGACATTTATAGCAGCTATGGAAAACAATAGAAAATGTTATGGTTTTGAAATTAAGAAAAACTTTTATAATGATGCAATTAAAAGAATTGAAAAATATAAAGAGCAGGGTAAACTTTTTTGAAAAAATTAAATAGGAGAATAAAATGAAACATTTAATATTATTCATATCAACATGCTTATTAGTTTATTCAGTAATACTTTCAGCAGACATTTTAGAAGATGCGGAAATTTATAAGACTGACACGCAAAGATTTATTGAATTGTCGAATAACTTTGACTGGCTAACATCTTATGAATACGAAATTATTAAAACAGCATGTGCTGAATATGGTGTTGATATAAAAATAATTTGCGCTATTATTCAAACTGAGTCTGGTGGCAATCATAAAGCATTTAATAGAAATAGAAATCATACTGCTGATTATGGTATTATGCAAATAAATTCTGTACACGGTATTAAAAAAGACATTGAAAGCAATATCAATTTCGGAGTAAAATATTTCTCAAAGTGCATGAGAAAATATAAAAATATTGAAAGATCAATTTCAGCTTATAATACTGGATTAAATGCAAAATGGATAAATGAAAGTTATGTAAATAAAGTAAAAGGATGGTTATAATATGACATGGTTTGAATATATGGTAAGGTTTAAACTTGACCTTACACGAGATGAAGCGGATTATATTTTATTTAATGAAACTTGCTATCCTTGCGGAACTGTTGAGATGACAAAAGAATGTATAAAAGAATATTTTAAAAACAAGAAACAGGATTAAAATATTTATGAAAAAATTACCTACTGAATCTGAAAGAATAATCGGAATATTAGGATTAGACAAAACCGATAAAAACCCTAAAAAAAAGATTGACTATGTATTAGTAAAATGCTTAAAATGTAACAAAACTGTATTTGTAGATTTAAAAGATTTTGAAAATTATAAATGTGAGTGTGAAAAATGAAAAAAATTAAATGTGGAGTTTTTTATAATCATATGCACGAAAAAGAAACATTAAAACAGATAGAAGCATGGGAGACTTTCTGGAGGAAAATGCATAATTTAGAATACTTAAATTATGAAATGCAGGAGCTTGAAAATGATAGAATTGAACTTAGTTAAATTTGATACAGGGCTTGTTGCTGCTAATAACGGGGATAGTATTACATTAAATCAGATTACAGAAGGTGAGTTTGTTAATTGCAAATTAGATTTTATTCATCAAAGAAGCGCTGAGCAATTAAATTTATTTTGGGCTTGCTGCGGTGTTATAGCTGATAATACCGAAAATATAAATTATAATACAAAAGATAAAGTTTATGAACAGCTTAGATTAAAACTCGGATTTATAGATTATAGGATAAGTCATCATGATCCAGAAACTGGAAAATTAACAACACACTATAAAACTAAAAGCCTTTCGAAGTCTAATTGTAACCATCAAGAAGCTACACAATTTATAAACGATGCTATAAAATATATGGCTGATGTTATGAAAATGACTGAAGAAAAATTTATCAGCGAAGTAAAATCACAAATGTGTATAAAAAAAATTACAAAAGAATTTAAAGGAGCTGAAATAAAATGATAACAAAATCAGATATAACAAATGAACTAAATAAATTAAAAAATGAGGAAATAAAATATTGAATGAAGCTGAGCTAATAATAAAAAATTTTTTTCATACCGTAGTAAAAGAGTACAGAATTTGTAAAGATCGTAAATGGAAATTTGATTATGCAATTCCTGAAAAAATGATCGCCATAGAAATAGAGGGTGCTGTATGGTCAAATGGTAGGCATACAAGAGGTTTAGGTTATACAAAAGATATAGAAAAATATAATAGAGCTATTCTTGACGGGTGGAAGTTAATTAGATTTACATATGATCATATCAAAAATGGGTATATGTATGATACGTTAAATACATTACAGAGAATAATAAACTTATGAACGATCAAGATATATTTGAAAATCGAATGAAAATCTATTCAAGAGATTATTTTGTCTGTCAATTTAAAGGCTGCACTGTTTGTGGTGCTGATAATTTACAACTTGCTCATAGAATTTCGAAAGGTCATTCTGGTGTAAACTGGGTAAAAAATTATATTTATAGAGAATACTGTATCAGTTATAAAGATTCAGAAATCAAGAGATTGTTTATAAACAACACAAAAAATATGATTACAAGCTGCGCAAAGCATAACGATTATTTTAACTGCTTGAATAAACCTGAAGAAGCTAAAAAAATAATTGATGATATTATGCATGATATTTTAGGATAAAGAGGTGATGAAATGAGAAAAATTAAATTCAGAGCATGGTTTATAGATACATACTATTATAATCCAAAACTTGATTTTGCAAATTTAGCATGTGGCGATTACAGAATAAAATTAGTAAACATTAAATTTCCTGTTTCAATAATATCCTCTGATTATGATGATTTTTTACTTGAACAGTTTACAGGATTAAAAGACAAAAACGGAAAAGAAATTTATGAAGGTGATATCATAAAACTTAGTAAAGATGCAGATGATTTATATTATCACCCGTCTCAAAATGTAGTTGTAGAGTGGGATTATAACTATACAGGTTTTAAACCTTTTCAAAGTACCCATTCAGATTATCGTGGAATAGATAATGAAAATTGTGAAATAATTGGTAATATAAACGAAAATAAAAACTTAATATAAAAACAATTTTTTTTAAATTTTTACATTTTTTTCTTGACAAGATTTTAAAAATATTTTAGAATACATTAAAATCTAAATAAAAAGGATAAAATCGGATACAACAAAGACAAATCAAAATTTAATTCAATCTGGGTGCAGGTATGTACCCAGAAAGCCTGAGATAATAATATGTACGAATTTAAAATAGTAACAGATGATATTGAAGAAATTAAAAGACATGCAAAATGTAATGATGCTTTTCATGCTTTACATAAAATTGTCTGTGCTGATAATATAAAATATAGCGACATAATAAATATTTTGGAAAATGCAAACATTGACTTAGAAGAATTATGGAGTTAATATACTAAATTATTATAAATTTTTTAAAAATGGAGTATGCAATGAATAAAAAATTTTCAGTAGGTTTTGCGTTTTATGAAATAATATTATATTTATGTTTTTCTTTTGTTACCCTGCATTTAGATTTTCGGCTATGGAGTGAACCAGCAAGACTTATTTACATATTCTTAAGTGTTTTTATTTTGCCTTTATCTTTTTTAACTATAATACGATACTTAAATAGTGATATATAATAATATGCTAAATGATTATAAATGTCCTAAATGCGGAATAATAATTGAATATGATGATAAAACAGATCATATATGTAAAGACTGCAATTGTGTTATGATAAAAGTTTATAGTAGTTGTAATGTAATAATAAGCTGTAAAGGCACTTATAAAGGAGATAGCAGATGACTATTAAATGTATGAATTGTAAAAAAAATATTAAAAAAACAAATTATATAAAATTTGAATCGGGTGGACTTTCTGAATGTGCTTATTTAGAAAGCATAGGGCGTGATTTTTATTTTTATTTTGATGAATTGGATGGATATTATTGCAATAAAAATTGTTTCTTGGAAAAATTGAAACTTAAAATAGGATAATAAAAAATGAAAGAATCAGATAAAATATTATTAGATTTATTAGATCAGTATACCTGTAGTATGATTGATGATAATTTACCAAACAGAACTCAATATAATGCTGAAGCTATAGCAGTAATGTATCTGGAAAATTTAGGACTTGTTAAGCGAATCGAAGGTAAATTTCCAGAAACGAAATTTATAACATTCAAGATTTTATAAAAATAAATAATTAAGGAGATTTTAAGTATATGAATTACATAGTAAACAGGGAATTAAGAAAATTCCACGAAGGATTTTCAAGAAATGATTATGATATAGATACTTTAATTATACATTGTACTGCTGGGGGAAGCTCTGCAAATAGTTGTATAAAATGGATGTCGAACGGTGGATTATTGGCAGATGGCACTAAAAGAGAAAAAGATTACAAAAAAGGTATTGCGCTATTTCATTATTTAATTGATTTGAATGGTGATATTTACGAAATTATAAACCCTCATAATTTTGTATATCATTCGAGCACTGGAATTTTTGATAAAACAACAATTGGAATTGAACTTGTAAACACAGATAGAAATAATAGTAAACCTGTCACTAAAGAACAATATAAAGCACTCGCAGAATTATATTTATTTATAAACAATAATATAAATAAGATTGACAATATTTATGGTCATGGAGCTATTAAAATGATTAAAACTGGTAAAAATAAAGTATGCCCCGGACTCGGCTTTGATTGGTACAAATTTCTTTTAGAATTAACTAAAAGTAATATTAATGCTAAATTATTCAACAATGATAAGCACATAGAAATAACAGTATGATTTGTAGTAAATGTAATAGAGAATTACCAGAAACAGAATTTCATAAATCCGGATACAAGCCTACACGAGCTAGAAGAACAGATTGTAAAGAGTGCAGAAAAAAACAACGGCATGAATATTATTTAAAAAATTCGATTAAAGAGGCTGTTTATGCAAGAAAAAATTATAGAGAAAAAAAAGAATTTATTGCAAATACCTTGTGAAATTTGGCAAAGGGTAGTCGGATTTTATCGCCCATTAAGTGAAGCCAATAAAGGGAAACAATCAGAAATAAAAGATAGAAAATTATTTGATGTAAACATGAAAAACAAAGAATATGATAGATGGAATAAAAAAAAGCTTGACAAGTTTTAAGGTTCGTATATATTTAGTTGTGTGAAAGGCGGTTTAAAGTATGAAAATTAGAAAAATTAAAACTAAAGAAAGGGCTAATGGTATGAAGTATTGCACCTTTTGCAAGCCTGCCAGAGTTGACGCTGTATATAGAGATTTAAACATGAAGTTTGCGTGTGAAGAACATAAGCATTTATTAACAGAGGATAATGATGACGGATATATGTCAGATGGTGATTATCAATCATGGGGCAGGCTTTAGGAACTGCCCATCACATAACAAAGATTAGATGAAATAGAGGTTTAAAATGATAACTTGCACAGTATGTAATAGTAAAATAAGTGTATCAAATCCAGATCATAAATTCAATTTTAATTGCTGTATAGTTTCATATCTTGACAATTTGAGAAGAAAATTCAAGGCGGTAAAATGAAAAGACTTTTGATTATAGCTGATACACATACCAATCACCAATTAGGATTAACTCCACCAGAATATCAAAATATATTTTACAAGGAAATTCAATCTATTGGATGGAATTTTTATTCTAAAACTGTTAAAGAACTTAATGCTGATGCTGTTTTATTTAATGGCGATATAATAGATCTTGCTAATTTCCATGATAAAACAGAATTTATAACAACTAATACAGAACACGCTCGTCAAATGGCTATAGAAGTAATATATGAAATACCTAATATCAACAATATTGAAAAGATATTTATTCGTGGAACTGGTGTCCATACAAAACAGAATGAAGAGCAAGAGGATTTAATTGCTGAAAATTTTGATTGTGTTGCTTATGACTCTAAAAAATTTAAAATTAACGGAACTATTATCCATGCTCGGCATACTTCGTCAAAAGGTGGAACTGCTTATGGTTCTGTAACACCTTTACAAAGATCTGCAGTGATTCAAATTTTAAATGATATATCAAAAAATCAGGTAAAAGCGGACTTGTATATACGCAGTCATTGCCACGATTTCAATATAGTGCAACGGTCATTATTTACAGCTATGACAACACCAGCCTTACAATTTGCTGGCTCAACTTATGGAAGGGGCTTGACTGGTTTCTATGATTTCGGGATCTCATGGATTGATTTTGATGATGAAGGAAATTTCAATATTTATCATAAAATATTAAAAACATCAACAGGGCATAAAGAAGAAATTATGGAGATAAGATAATGCTTTCAGGAATAGAAACATATATTTTGTCTGATGAAATGTTAAAAAAAATAAATAGCTTGACAGATAGCGCAAAAAAGAATATAGTATTTACAAAAGAACAAGATTACATTATCAAAGAATATTATCATAAAAAAAGCAAACAAGAACTTTCTAAACTTTTAGGAATCTGTGAAAACACATTAAGAAAAAGATTTAGAGAGCTTGAAACGGAGGTTTAAAATGATTTTTTTAATATGTTTAATAGTATTCATTATTTTGGCGCTTGTTATGTATTTTTTAATGGCATACTTTGACTGATGTATTTATACAAAGAAATTAAATTGACACCGTTCCCGATTACACTACATACTTATATCGGCAAAGATGTTAAAATTTTTGAAGACATACAAAAAGACTTTGATTATAATTTATTATCTGGTTTTAATATGGAAATAACAAAGGGTATATGTTCATACGATACAGATCTTAACGGTAATTATATAATATGGGTAATGTGCAAAAAATATTTATTGCATGAAATTGTACATTGCGTTGATGCTTTAATGCAGAATATTGAAGTTGAAAGCATGGAGTTTCGAGCTTATTATGTTGACTATTTATTTAATTATTTGAAAAACGATAAAATATATAAAAAAAATCATTGTAAACAAGGAGTTTAAAGTGAAAAATAAATGTTAAAAGAATCTGGAATGGATGAAGTTTATTGCATGTGGTATTGCTGCCCTAAATGCGGTTATGACATGATAATGATATCGTTTAAATACTGTCCTAATTGCGGTGTTAAATTAAATGTTAAAAAAAATAAAAAGCTTGACAAGTTTTAAGGTTCGTATATATTCAGTTAGATGAAATGGAGGCTAGACATGGTAAAATACAAAAAAGGCGACAGGGTTATTGTAGATAATGACAGGGTTGGAACTATTGTAAAATGTGAACAAGTCTACACGGCGGTCGTAGAGTTCGACCATGAGTATATAAGTTCTTCGCTTCGCTGTGTTGATAAGATGGAGGTTGAGCAAAACCGCCTCCACTTCATCTAACAGCAATTAAACGGTTTCGCTCCGCTACATGCGAATCCACTTCGTGGACTTCGTTTAATTGCGGAACATTAGATGAAATAAAAATTAAAGAGTATTTACAATGAGGACAGAATCCGAAATAAAAAAAGAAATTGCTGCTATGAAAAGAGATTTAGAGTTTATGGAAAAAAAGCCAATTCATAGTGAAGAGGCACGAGAGAACGCTATGTTTTGTCAGCGTCAAGTCATTAAAGTATTAGAATGGTGTGTAGAATAATTTTTACTTCATCTAACAAAGAATATCTGGTTCAGCCTGTGGCTTCACCCAAACCGTGAGTACACGGCTTCAGATATTCTTGGAACGTTGTCGGAAATAAGTTTTTAAAGGAGATAAAAATGACAGAAGAAAGATGTAAACAAATTATGGAGCAACTTGGACAGCCTCATAGTAGGTCTTTAATGCAAGTAATTTTCCAAGTTGCAAACGAGACAGAGCAGGAAGTGAGAAAAAAACTTACATCCGACAACAGCGATTATGAGGTTCAGCTAAAGGCTTCACCCAAATTGCCGAGTTTAGAAGATGTTATTGACGAAGTTTCAGACCATGTGCATCGAGAAACAATTAAGGAAACATACTATGCAATACAACGACTCGGCAACTTCGCATAGTAGCAAACGTTAAATGAAATAGAGGTTAGACATGGAACCAGAAGAAAAGTTAGGTTTAAACAAAGCGTTAGATATTCTAAATAAAATTCAAAGGTTTGATTTATGTTGGCAACAGATGGATGAAACAAAAGACGGGGAGTTTGTTAGATATAGCGACATAAAGAGGTCTATTATAGAACTCCTCCAAACTTCATCTAACAAAGAATAAGCGTTTCGCCTTCGGCTCTCCCAAATTGCCGTTGGCAACTTCGCTTATTCTCGGAACGTTATACAAAAATGAGAGGTGAATGAATGGAAAAAATAGACGTTAAATCTGTACAAATGAGTTTAGAAGAACACCTCTCAACTATGGTAGAAGGAATTGAACCAGATTGGGGCTGTATTGGAGAGTTTGATGAAGAAAGTGGTTTTGAACCTGAGTGGGACGAAATAGAACATAATAGTTGGGAATGTCACTCTTGTAACAATGGACCTTGTTATCAATAGTACATTTGAAATTATACAATAAATGTCTTTAAATATTTTTAGAAAAACCATAAAAAAGACTTGACAGAATTTTACAGAAATGTTATGATTTGAACAATTGGAGCTATGAATGTATATTTTAATGCTATATGACAATAACGGTTCAGAAAAAGAATTTAAAGAAATGTTTTATTATGATGATATTTCAGATATTTCTGACATGTTAAGTACGCTTGATTATTTAATAAATATATCTTTTATATATGAAAATGAAGTAGTAAACAGCGATATTCTTTTTTTAGAAAAAGTTGAAAACTTTCAATGTGATGAATATTACAAACAGCCTGCAGGAGTTATTTCAACACGTGACGTATATATGAGAATATACAAAACTGATTTTGTCAATGCAGATGATAAAGCCGTTTGTGAGAAGATAATAGAATGAAAGAACTGACGACAGCCGAAATGCTGAAAGAAGTAATAAATAGAAAGAACAATGAAAATAAAGAAACTGATAAAGATTTAAAAGATAAAGAAAAAGAATCTGTAAATATATTAAAAGACATGTTCGGGTTTAAATGAAAACAATTAAATGTTTATATAATTATTACAAAGCTTGTAGAATGTTTGGATGTTCTATTAAATATTCTTTGTCTTTAATTATATTTAATAAAAACATTATTATAAAAAATAACGAACTGTCTAATAATTACGTTTCTGATTTAATTAAATTTGGTGTCAGGTTAAAATGAATTTTATAAAAAAAACAATATTATCAATACTTTTCATAATAGCAGCTGTTTTATTTATTCCATGCGGAATAATTTTGTTGCTTATATATGCTATGACATTAGGAAAAACAATGAATGACGTTGCTGGCTTAGCTCATAAGTTGAATGAAATAAATAAACTGAATGAACTAAATGAGTTCAAAAATAGAAAAGGAACGGAAACAGTACAATGAATTTTAATTTATTAGAAATTGACATAGACTGGATTGATGAATGGAAATACATAGCTGCAAGGACTTTGCGATATAATAACAGATCTTTATTTAGTTTAGAAATTGAAATAGATAAAGTTGAAGAAAAAGATAAAATACTTCTGGTTTTGTCTGGGTGTTTATTATTTATAAAATGGTGTAGAGTGTTTAGATGGTCAAGATAATTAAAGACGCTATACAGCTATATATATTACATGCTGATATAGATAGAATGTACTATTGCGGTAAATTGTCTTTTATAGAATGTCTTAAATACGCTATATATGCGAATAGAGAGATAAAATGAGTACGCTCAAAATGCTTTTAAAAAAAGAAAATTTATTTATGAATCAAATTTTAGATATTAACAGCATAACAGAAAAATATAAAGATATTAAAATTGAATTAGATTTTGAAGAATATGAAGCAAAATTTTATTATGAATGTGTGGGTGTGCGTAATTGTGGTAAAGTTATAAAAATAATTAAATATATTGAAGTTAAAGATTATATAAATATAGGTCAATCAGAAAGTAATAATTTGATTTTTAATGGTGGTAAGCACTCGTGTATAATAAACGGCAATATGTTGGAAAGAATAGAGAGATATAAATGAATAAATTTCCAGAAAATGCAAATATAACAGTTAAAGGTAATTCAAATAATATACACATAGCAGATACTGAAGTAAATCAAATATTTAATGATGTATGCAGAATAATATTTGAAGCTGGTAAAAATATTACTATTACAGATAAAGGGATTGAATTTTGACAAAAAGAGTAGCGGATAATAATTTATGAATATTAGCGGTGTTATGCATAATTTTACAGAAGAACAATTAAGAGAAGCTATAAAGAATACTGATTCAGTTATAAGCAATTTAGCTATAAATTTAGATTGTGACTGGCATACTGCACGCCGATATTTAGATAAATTTCCTGAAGTCAAGACGGAATTTGTCCGAGAATCCGAAAAAACAAGCGATAAAGCAAAAAGAAATATATCTAAAGCAATTGATGAAGGTGATTTAAATCTTAGTAAATGGTATTTAGAAAAAAATATAAATACTAATAACGAATTTTCAGATAAGATACAGCTTGAACATTCAGGAGACATTAAAGTAAATATAAATATAAATGAAATATGAAAGAAATCAATACTGATTTTGACATACCTACAAAATTCAAGCCTATT